GCCCTTTAACTTCGTGTTGCTGAGGCTGCTAAATATTGGACAGGTTCTGAAGATGGAGTAATCCGTTGGGTTCCTGGTGCAAGAAAAGTTTCTTCTGATGAGAGAGATGACCAAGCAGAAAGGCTCGCTGACGGTCTAGTTGCTGATCCATTTGAAGATATGTATGACCAACACTTTGGGAGAAAATAATGGATAACAGAATGGTATTAGCCGACACAGAGATTGTTGATGAAATTGATGATATTTCATACACTGGATTTTCAGCAACAGAGGAGCCAGTAGATCCTTTTTCTATTGTGAAAGTAAGTTCTCTTTCTCCAAAGATGAAAAGAAAAGCTTATAAACTGCAGAAAAGGCAAGAGGGCGAGGATGGAACTAAGTCTAAGTATCTAGATCCAGAAGTCATTAATGGCTACTCCCTTTGGGATATCGTAAACCCTCCATACGATCTTGATGGTCTTGCAAAACTTTATGACCAAAGTGCAATTCATTGCGCTGCAATTAATGCAAGAGTTATGAACACAGTCGGTCTTGGCTTTGAGTTTTCAGAAACATTGAAGTCAAGAAGAAGAATTGAGAAAGCTCAAGAAGATCCAGCAAAGCTGGAGAGGACTCGTAAAAACCTCCAAGACCTGAGAGAAGAACTTGAAGTCATGTTTGAAGATTTAAATGTTGAAGAGACACTGATTGAGACTTTGGTTCGTGTTTGGCAAGATTGCTTGACTGTTGGTAACGGTTACTTGGAAATTGGTCGCAATAATGCTGGAAAAGTTGGATATATCGGACACATCCCTGCAACGATGGTTCGTGTAAGAAGACACCGTGATGGTTTTGTTCAACTTTCAAGGGCAAATAAAATTCAAGCCGTGTTCTTTAGAAATTTTCAAGACCTAGAGATGGCAGATCCAATTAACGCTGATCCAAGTCCAAATGAGATTATCCATTTCAAAATGTATTCACCAAACAATACTTACTACGGTATCCCCGCAGCCGTTTCTGCTGCTGCAGCTATTGTTGGAGATAAGTTTGCAAAAGAATATAACATAGATTATTTTGAAAACAAAGCAATACCTCGTTATGCAATTATTCTTAAAGGTGCAAAGCTTAGCAATCGTTCTAAAATGGAACTGGTCAACTACTTTAGAACCGAAGTTAAAGGTCGCAACCACGGAACCCTTATTGTCCCTTTACCTGCTGGAATTGGTGGAGATGCTGACATTAAGTTTGAAAAACTAGAAGCCGGAATTCAAGATGCTTCTTTTGATAAATATCGCAAATCCAATCGTGATGAAATTCTTATTGCAAACAGAGTTCCTGCCCCAAAGGTTGGTGTTTATGATAACGCAAACCTTGCTGTATCAAGAGATGCTGATAAGACTTTCAAGATTCAAGTAATTGGACCGGATCAGGCAATTATTGAAAAGAAAATCAATCGTCTTCTTGCAGAGTTCACAGACCTTCTTCAGTTCAAGTTGAAGAAAATAGATCTTCTTGACGAAGATATGGAATCAAGAATTTATGACAGATATCTCCGTACAGAGGTTGTTAGTCCAAATGAGGTCAGAAGTAAAATTGGTCTTCCCGAAAGATCTCAGGGAGATGATATGTTACCATTCCCAACAAAGATTAAGCAGGAGAATGGTGGAGCTCCTATTGGAAATTCCAACAATGCATCCTCTGAACCACCAAAGTCTAGATCTGACAGTGGAGCAACACCGAGTGGTGTTCAAGCTGCTGGAGATCAAAAAGAAAGAGGTCAGAGTCAAGACTCTGGCGACAATATAGATACCGTTAAGGTATTTGAAGGAGAAAGAAATGAGTGACGGTACTTTAGTATTTTCAAACACATCACTAACTAGCGCTAGTGGAGCTGTGAGCACAGGTAATCATACAACTGCTATTAAAATTATTAATACACATGCAACTACAAATGCAATTGTAAAATTGAACGGAGGACCATTAACTGTCCTTGTTCCAGCAATTAACAGTGGTGGTGGCTATTTAACAATAGATGGAGACTATACGCAGATTGAAGTAGTGACAGCCAATGTAACAGTTGCTGTAATGGCTTTTGGCTAATTATACAAATAATAGTGTATAATATAAGATTACGAGGTGACTATGGAAAATTTTAACTTGTCCTTCCCTATTGACATGATCAAGAAGGAAGAGAGGATTGTAAGCGGTATCGCTACTGCTGACAATATAGATAAAAGTGGAGACATTGTTGACTTTACCGCTTCTGTTGAGGCATTTAAGAATTGGGGCGGGAACATTCGTGAAATGCATGCCCCGGTTGCTGTAGGTAAAGCTGTCAGTTACAACCCAATCCAAGTGATGGGTGAAGATGGCGTTATGTACAATGCTGTTCGTGTTGATGCTTACATCTCAAAGGGAGCCGAGAATACTTGGCAAAAAGTTCTTGACGGAACCCTTCGTGCATTTTCAATTGGCGGAAAGATTCTTGAAAAAGTTGAGTCAACAGAGAAGATGCATCGTGGTAGACCAGTTAATGTGATTAAGAACTATGTTCTTGGCGAACTAAGTCTTGTGGATAATCCAGCAAACGCACTGGCGGTTGTTGATATTATCAAAATGGATGTTGATGGAAACCTTGATTACATCCTAGATCTTGTTGAGGATATTGATTTTGAAAAAGCAAAACAAACCTTAAAAGACCCAAAGGGCGGTTTGACTGCTGCGGGTCGTAGACATTTTAAAGAAACTGAGGGCGCAAATCTTAAGCCCGGAGTTCGGGGTGCGGCAGATACCCCAGAAAAGATGCGCAGAAAGGGTTCTTTCCTGACACGCTTCTTTACAAATCCATCTGGTCCAATGAAGGACTCAAAGGGTAGGCCAACAAGGCTTGCTCTTTCAGCAACAGCGTGGGGCGAGCCTGTCCCGCAAAATGCACAGGATGCAGCAGAACTTGCTGCGAAAGGTCGCAGACTTCTCGAAAGATATGCTAATACAAAAGAAAAGAGCATTGAGAAAGAAGGCGAAGTGACAACTGGAAACATGGGTGCTGGTATTAAAAATCCAACACAGGGTTATCCAAAGAAAAAGAAAAAGGAGTCTTCAATGACAAATGAAATAAAAAAAGAATCCCCAGAAGAAGGCATTGAAGATAATGATTCAATTAATGAAGTGCTTAAGGAAATGATGGATTCAATCAGTGCAACTGATAATAATAGTGAATTAGTTGAAAAGCAAGAGAATGAATTGCAAAATGATATAAACTATGATAAGGTCTTTAACATGAATGAACAAGAAATAGACAGACTATCTCTGCTGAAAAGAGTAGTTAACTGGCTTGTTCCAGATGTTCAAGAAAATGCTTCAGCACAAGTTGAAGTAACTGAAAACACACAGGAGGAAGAAATGGATATTGAAATCCTAAAAAATGCTCTCAGTGATGTGGTTGATCAAAAACTCGAAACCTTCGCTACTTCAATTAAAGAAGAGATTGAAGCTTCGGTTCAAAACAAAATCGATGATATTACAAAGGGATTTGAAGCCAGCACTGCTGAACTTCAAGAAAAATTAGAAGCAACAGAGCAAGCTCTGACCGAGCAAGAGGAGCAGGTTAAAGCCTTCGCTACCGCCGGTGCTATCAAGAAAAGTGTTGATCCAGAAGATGACGAAGAGGGCGAGGAACTTTCCAAGTCTGCTCCAAAATCAGTCTGGGACAATGTATATTTGCCACAAGGTTTAATTAACTCCTTGGGCTATAAGTCATAATAGGAGGAAAAACAAAATGGCATCACAAGAAGAAATTCTATCAAAAGCTGACGAAGTAACAACTGGGGTTGTAGGTAATGATTCAGGTGGTTTAATGAAACCAGCTCAGTCAAATCGATTCCTCGATTTTGTTATTGATCAGTCTGTACTTATGCAGAACGCAAGAGTCGTTCGTATGCGTACACCACAAATGGAAATCGATAAGGTTTCCGTAGGCACCCGCTTGCTTTCAAAGGCAACCGAGGCAACAGACAGCGGTGCAAACGCCGCTGTAACATTCAGTAAGGTTTCATTGTCAACCGTTAAGCTTCGTCTTGACTGGGCATTGAGCACTGAGTCTTTGGAAGACAACATTGAAGGTGCATCTCTTGAAGATCACATCGCACAGGTTATGGCTCGTCAAACAGCTAACGACCTTGACGATTTGTTCATCAATGGTAATACATCTTCAAACAATGGTCTTCTCAAGGCACTTGATGGCTTTGTAAAGCTTGCTAAGACAAATGGTCGTGTAGTTGATGAGGCTGGTAATCAGGTTTCAAGAGCTACTTATGATCGTATTCTTCGCAATATGCCAACTAAGTA